AGCTTCAATCTTTATCTAATAAATCAATAATAGAGTTGTATTCAATAACTCTTGTTTCTGCTTTGCATGGTTCAACAAATGTAAGCCGTTTTCATTCTGGTGTGGGCATGAATAGCAACACTTCAATAATATGGCAGGGCAACACATACGACAAGTTTCCAATCATTGCCGAAGGGTTTGAATATACAGGAAAAGGAACACTGCCAAGACCTACTCTGACAGTCTCAAATATTCTTGGAACTATTACTGCATTGATGGCATCAGCAAATGCTACAACACCATTTAATGACTTGCAGGGAGCAAAATTTATTAGACATAGAACAATGGCACAATTTTTAGATGCTGCAAACTTTCCATCAAATCAAAATCCTTTTGGAACTCCATCAAGCACAACAGAATTACCACAGGAAATATATTTTATTGATAGAAAAGTTGTAGAAAATAGAGAAATTGTTCAGTTTGAGTTGGCTAGTGTTCTTGACTTGAATAATATTCGTTGTCCTAAATTACAGGTGACTAGAAAAGATTTCCCCTCTGTTGGTACTTTTGTAAACGCATGAACTGGAAAGAACAAGCTGCTATACACGCTGATAAACAAGCTCCTAAAGAGTCTTGTGGGTTGTTGGCTATTATCAAAGGTAAAGAAACTTATTGGCCTTGTGAAAACCTTTCAAAGTCGCCTGACGAGTTTTTTGTTATAGATCCAGATAATTGGGCAGATTGTGAAGACCAAGGAGAGTTGATTGGAATAATTCATTCTCATGCCTATGGGTCTGCCTTACCATCTGAAGCAGATAAAGCATCTTGTGAGCATCTTGGTTTACCTTTTTATATTTATAGTGTTGAGCAAAAAAACTGGATAGATTTTGAGCCATCTGGTTACACATCTGGTTTATATGGCCGCACATGGATTTGGGGCAAGCATGACTGTTGGAGTTTAATTACTGATTATTTTTTAAATAAAAAACAAATAAATTTAAAATTTTGGCAAAGACCTAAAAGTATAAAAACCTTTTGTGAAGATCCATATTTTGAAAAAGTTTTAACTGGTTCTGGTTTTAAAGAAGTTTCCAAAGATAATATTATTAATGATGATGTTTTGCTTATGCAAGGCCCTGATGAAAAATTAAATCACGTTGCATTATATATTGGCGATCAAACAATATTGCATCACAACATAAGACAGTTGAGTTGTAGAGAATTATATGATTTAAGATATATAGAGGCCACAAAAAAGGTTTATAGATATGAAGCTTAAAAAAATAAAAGTTTATGGAAGATTAAGAAAGTTTCTTGGGCAGTCGTATTTTGAAGCGGCTGTTACAAGTCCAAAACAAGCATTTCATTTTTTAATTGCAAACTTTCCAGAGGTGGAAAATCACATGATGAACCAGTTGTATAAGATTAAAATGGGCGGTATGGAAATTACAGAGGATTTATTAACTTTACAAAGTGACGAAGATATACAAATTATTCCTATTGCCGTAGGTGCAAAAGGTGTTGCTCTTGGTGCTTTAGGAGTTTTTGGTGGGGCTGCTGTGAGTGGAGTTACAACTGGTCTTTTAGGAACTGCTGTACTTGGAACGACTATTGGAGGAATTATTGGGGGAGGCTTAACAGCTATTGGCACAAGTTTGTTAGTTAACGAAGCAACCCAATTACTTACACCAACACCAGATATACCTACTGCTGTTGTTACTGATACTTTTTCACAGAATGATCCTACATTTCAATCTTTTGGTTTTGGGTCAATTTCTAACGTATCTCAGGCTGGCGTTCCGATCCCAATAATATATGGAGAAGTTTTTATTGGCTCTGTCGTAATTAGTTCTGGTATTGATACTGTACAAGTGGAGGGAACAACTTAATGTCAATAAGAGGAAGACATTCTGCTTTTCATAGAAGAAGGCTTGAAGAAGCTGGAGTTGTACAGCCGAATCTACCTAAAGATGCCCTTCAATCAAAACAGTTTCAAACGCTGATTGAATTATTAGGGTCAGGAGAGATAGAGGGGTTTCCAAGTGCTACAGGTAGTAAGGGTTCGACTGAATACAACATTTCAGCATTAAAGGACGTATTTCTTAACTCTACACAGGTTTTACAACAATCAGCAGGCACAAGTCCAAATGATGAAGATTTTAACTTTCAGAATATAACTTTTGAGCCTAGATTTGGTACTTCAGATCAAACAGCAATTTCTGGTATATCAGAGACAGAATCAGAAACTAGCGTTGGTGTAACAGTTACAAAAGATACGCCTGTTTCAAGACAGATAACAAACACAAATATTGATGCTGTAAGAGTTACGCTTGGTTTTCCGTCTATGCAAAAATTTGAAGATAACGGAGATATTAATGGAGCTTCAGTTATTTTAAATATTCAAACTATTGAAAATGATGGCACAACAACAACTGTTATATCTGACACTGTAAAAGGAAGAACAGCAAGCACATATTTTCGAGATTATAAAATTAATCTTCCATCTGGTACTAGCTTTCCTGTCACTATCAGAGTAAATAGAACTACAGCAGACAGCACAGAACCAACTTTACAAAATAGTTTTCAGTGGTCATCTTTTACAGAAATAATTAACGAATCAAGAGCCTATGCAAATTTTGCTCATGTAGCTTTACGTTTTGATGCTGAATCTTTTCCTAATCAGCCAAGACGTATGTATAGGGTAAAAGGTACAAAAATAAAAATACCTCACAATGGAACTGTTAGGGCTGATGGATCTATAAGCTATAGCGGTACATTTAACGGCACTTTTAAAACAGATAAAGAATATTCAAATGATCCAGCTTGGATTTTATATGATTTGCTTACAACGTCAAAAGGTTTTGGAGATCATATTGCAGAATCATCATTAGATGTTTTTAGTTTTTTCTCTGCTAGTCAATATGCAAGTGAGCAAGTAGATGATGGGGCTGGTGGTACGGAGGCCAGATTTTCTTGTAATGTTGTTCTAAATTCTCAAAGGGCTGCATACGATACCATAAATAATCTTGCCTCTGTTATGAGGGCAATGCCTTTTTATTCAGCAGGGGCAGTGAATATAAGCTGTGATAAACCTACAGATGCAAGTTATATTTACAATCTTAGTAATGTTTCTGAAGCTGGTTTTACCTATTCCAGTGCTAGTAAAGACACAAAATTTACTGTTGTTAATGTTTCCTACTTTGATATAGAAACAGCCGAGATAGATTATGAGACTGTAGAAGATGAAGCATTACAGACTAAGTACGGAATTGTAACAAAAAACTTAAATGGCTTTGCCTGTACATCAAGAGGTCAAGCTGCAAGGCTTGGACGTTGGTTTTTATACACACAAAACAATGAAGCGGAAACAGTTACATTCACAGCATCATTAGAAAGCGGAACGATAGTAAGAGTCGGAACTGTTATTAATATTGCAGACCCCATGAGGGCAGGGGTTAGAAGAGGTGGAAGGATTAAAACAGGAGTTTCTACTACACAGATTATTGTTGACGATCAAAACAATACAGATTTGGCAACATCAGGATCAGCAACTTTATCTGTTATTTTATCTGACGGCAGTTTGGAGACTAAGACAATAAGTAGCGTGTCAGGAGCAACTATCACTGTAGATTCTGCATTTAGTTCAGTGCCACAAACAAACAGTGTTTGGGTAATAGAAAATACATCTGTTGAACTTCAGACTTTTAGAGTTGTATCTGTTACAGAACAACAATTATTAAATTATCAAATAGTTGCTGTTGTTCATGATCCAAATAAATATGCTTTTGTAGAAGATGGCACAGCATTGCCAGCAAGAACCATTACAACACTAACTGCACTAAAAGATGCACCAAGCAGCTTACAAGGAACAGAGCAAATAGTGGTATTGAATAACAGGGCTGTAAGTAAATTATTTATCCAATGGCAACCTGTAAATGGTGTTACTGAATATATGGTGCAATATAGATTTCAGAATGAAAACTTTATATCAGAACGTATTACAAGATCAGATTTTACAATCTTTGAAACTTTAAATGGTACTTATGAGGTAAGAGTTTTTAGTTATAACGCTTTAGGTAAGCCAAGCACAAATCCAGCAACAACAACATTTACAACTGTTGGTAAAACAGCTTTACCAGCAGATGTGCAAAATGTACAAATAGAACCTTTGTCAGATCAGTTTGTACGACTACGTTTTGATAAATCAACAGATGTTGACGTTATTCATGGTGGAAACGTGGTTATAAGAAGTTCAAACCTTACAACTGGTGCAACTTTTACAAATGCAGTGGACGTTTTGCCACAACTTTCTGGAAATATCAGTGAGTCGATTGTGCCAAATATTGTAAATGGAACTTATCTTCTAAAATTTCGTGATGATGGTGGGAGGCTTAGTGCTGGCACAGCAACAATTACAAATATAAATACACAACCTGATGTATTTCCCAAATTAACAGTTTTAACAGATAGAGAAGATTTAGACAGCCCACCTTTTCAAGGAACAAAAGTAGATTGTTTTTTTTCTGATGAAGTTAATGGTCTTGTACTAGGTTCTCTTGAACTATTAGATGGGGTAACAGATTTTGATGCAATAGCAGATTTTGATTTCTTAGGTGCTGTTGATATTACTGGTGGTTCTTATGAGTTTGCTAATACTTTGGATTTAGGAGGAAAACAACCATTAAGACTAAGAAGACATTTTGTTACACAAGGTTTTTACCCAAATGATTTGATTGATAAAAGATCAGCAAATATAGATACTTGGACAGACTTTGATGGAACTTCTGTTGCTGTAGATGTGGGAGCAAAATTATTAGTTGCAACTACTGACTCTGACCCTGATTTGTCGGTATCAGGCACTTATGCAATATCAGGAACAACCATTACAATCACAAAGTCATCACATGGATATTCTGCTGGTAGTTTTGTAACTGTTGACTTTACTTCTGGAACAGGTGTTGATGGCGATTATGAAATAAAAACTGTGCCTGATGCAAACACATTTACACTAACTTCTGCAACTTCTTTAACTACAAGCGGAAACTGTACATATTCAGCAGAATTTTCACAATTTAACCCTTTTGTAAATGGAACGTATATTGCAAGAGGTTTTAAATTTAGATGCGATATGGATTCTGATGACCCTGCACAAAGTATTGAGATTGACCAGCTAGGTTATACAGCCGAACTAGAAAGCAGAACAGAAACAAGTTTAGGAAATGCAGCAGCATCAAGTGGTGGATTTATAGCAAGCGGTACTTCTACAAAATCAATTACTTTTACAAATAGCTTTTTCACAGGTCAGTCAGGAACAAGTGTAGCTGCTAATTCTGTTTTGCCTTCAATAGGAATAACAATAGAAAATCAATCATCAGGAGATTTCTTTGTTTTATCAAATATTTCTGCAACAGGTTTTGATATAGATATAAAAAATGGATCTAGCAATGTAAATAGAAACTTTAAATATGCTGCAACAGGCTTTGGGCGTGGTAGTTAGTGTTGGTTTAGGATATACTTAGAGAAAATTTTGGATTAGACAAATGTCACAAAATGATATGACCATAGATAACTCCACGGGCGCAAACGTGAGGCAAGACATCAATAGTGCGTTACAGGCAATAGCAACAAATAATTCTGGTTCTTCAGCACCTAGTACAACTTTTGCTAGTCAATTCTTTGCTGACACAAGTGCAGGTCAATTAAAACTAAGGAATACTTCTAATAATGGATATGTTACTTTATTCACGCTTTCTGGTGGTGTTGATGTAGATGCTGCAAGTAACTTTAATGAGGACGTAACTTTTACAGGAGCAAGTGCAAATATAGTATTTGATAAATCAGATAGTTGCTTGGAGTTTGCTGATAATGCTAAAGCTAAATTTGGAAGTGGAGATGACACACATATCTATCATAATGGTGCCCATTCTTATATTTCACATAGAGGTACAGGTGATTTAATACTTGAACCCAAAGAAAGTGAAAATGGTGTAGTTTTAAAAACTGACGGGGCCGTAGAGTTATATTTCGATAACAATATAAAGATTGCCACATTATCTACTGGAGCAAAAATTACTGGTCAGTTAAATTTTGATGATGGTAGTAGTACAGCTAATACAAATGCAATTGCTTTTGGTTCTTCACAGGACTGTCGATTATTTCATAGTGGTAGTGCTTTTCAATTAAGAAATACCGTGGGTCAAATAGGGTTTATAACTACTTCAGGTTTTAGAGTCGCTTCTGATAGTTCAAACGAAACTATGCTTGAAACTACTCAAAATGGAACGGTAGAGCTTTATTTTGACGGCAGTGTTAAGCTAACCACAACTTCAGATGGAGTTGATTTTGGTACTGGTGGTGCTAACGATATTTTATGTATTTCTAACCAAACCATACATAGAACAGGTGGTAATGGTTGTGGAATTACTTTTTCAACTTCAACTATTTTACCATCGGATTCTTCTGCTTCTTTAACAGACGGAGCTATTGGTATTGGAAGTGGCAGTCACAGATGGGGTACTATATTTGCTGCTACAGGTACAATTAACACTTCAGATAAAAATGAAAAAAATACAATTATTGAATCTGATCTAGGTCTTGACTTTATTAACAAGTTAAAACCTATTTCTTTTAAATGGAATAATACGAATTTTGATAGTAAGACACATTATGGTCTTGTTGCTCAAGATATAGAAGAGGTTTTATCTTTAGAAGGAAAAACAAATCAAGATTTTGCTGCTTTAGATATACCAACTGAAGGTCCAATGGGCTTAAATTATTCAGAATTTATATCACCACTTATTAAGGCAATACAAGAGTTATCAGCTAAAGTTGCAGCTTTGGAAGCATCTTAATATAATACGTTTACGTATTTATTTTTTATGACCCCACAGGATTTACTGAACGAAACACAGGCAACACTTAATACTGATATTGCAAAACGTAATCAGTTAGCACAGCAAATACAACAATTACAAAATGAATTTAATCAGCTTGCGATAAATATTAATGCAAATGAAAAGGTGTTAGAGGTATTACAGAAGGTTGATGGTGTCGAATTACAAGAAACATCGTAATATATAACTAAGTATTTAAAAATTATGGCAATCACTTACACTTGGGAAATCAACGGCACTTGTTCAAAACGTGATGTATCTGACGGGTACTTTACTAATGTTGTCTATCGTGTAAAAGGCATGGACGGATCAGAGGAAAAAGCAAGACGTACAGGAGAGGTTGTATTTACAAAACCAGAATCATTACCATCTGATTTTATTGCTTTTGATACTTCTGCCAAAACACCAGATGAAGCAACAATGATCGGTTGGGTAAAAGATAGTATTGGAGCAGATCAAGTAGCTACTATTGAAGCAAGTTTAAAAGCTGAAATTGATTTAATTAATACACCAGTACAGACAACAGGTGTTGCATGGTCATAGTAATAACTGACCAAAGAATATTGAATTTTATATAAAAACGATTATTATTGAGCTTTATTCTTTTTAATAATGCTTAAAAAAGTACTAACAATAGCTGCTGCTTCAGCACTATCAACTCCAGTTTTTGCTGGTTTCTATGTAAACGTAGAGAACAATGGTTCTTATACAGGTAAAGACTATACTGGCTCTGGCACTGACTTACATCTTGGTTATGAGAATGGCAATGCCTTTGGTAGCTATTACATACAAGGTGGTGCGTATCTTAACAACCCAGATGGTGCAGATTCAGAAACAAACTTCTCTGGTAAAGTTGGTGGTTCTGTAGTCGCATCAAAAAATATTGATGTATATGGAGAGTTTTCTATAGTGACTGACGACACTAACAGCTATGGAACTAAGGTTGGTTTGAAGTATAAGTTCTAGTCATCATTGACAGAGAAACATAGAGTGGAGCCAATGCACAAATAGAGCAGAAAGTTATAATAGTGACAGGTACTAATGCTTTAGCAAAGGCTTCTCTCATGGCTAAAATCTCTCAAATATTATCTATTTTAAGTTTTATTATTTCTACGTCAATGTTAGGTGGTGGTGTTTACGCTTACAAGTATTTTTCTTCAGAGTCATTTAAGATAAGAGTAATGAATGAAGTTATGGAAAGAGTGACAGAGATTTTACCAACACAGATTGATAAAAAACTACCAACATCTACTGGTAAATCATTGCCACTTTAATGGAAATACCACAAATTGTTATACCAGAAATAATAGTTCCAGAAATACATTTACCTCAAACTTTTATACCAAACTATAAACATTCTAATATTAATGTTATTGGCTGTAATTATTACCATCGAGATACAAGAAATACGGGCAACAGAAATCTAATATTAGATGACCCAAATGGTGTTATAACAGATTGCCCCTTTCCATCATTTACACCTTTAATTTATGATGCACAAAATTTGATTATTACAGAACAGGCAGCACCAACTACAGAGCAAGAAAAGTTACCAGAAGGAAAACCACCAAAAACAGAAATACCAAAAAAGAAAGATGAAGAACCTTTAATACCTGATTGCCCTGACAAAAATGATCGTAGAATTGGAGAATATACTTCAGAGGCTCGCACTGAAAGAATTAAATCTTATAGGAGAGGATCAGATGGTATTGAATGTATCGCGGAATACGAATCAGTTACATTTGTTGATTCCTTTCTTCCTTCTCCTAGTGCTGCTCTTAACGTGGCTACCATTAGTATTATCGCTGCGACATCTCCTCTCATTCTCAATGCTATAAAACCATTAGTGAAAAATGCTATAAAAAAACTGACAAAGAAGAAAGATAAGGTAAAATAATAATTAGTAAAAGGATTTGTTTCCTTGAAAGGTTCTAGGCTCTTTCTTAATGCCCACAGCAAACACTCACTAGGCAAGGCTGTCTCATTTTCTTTTACTATTTAATTCGTGCGTATGTGGTATAACTTGATTTGGTGGTATTGCTACTTCTATCCCTTCACAAATACTTGCATACTTGCCCACGAAAGTTACACCTAAATTAGCTTGCTCACCGCATAGTTTTAAACGAAACATAGCAGTCTCTAACAGGGTTTTCTGATATAACAATTCTTGATTTTTAATATTTACTTCTGTAGCTTTCAGACATAATTCTGGTGCTTTACCTAAAGGAACAGTTATTTGTGCAGATATTCCATAATTTAAATTAAAATTTTCTTTTTCAAATCTTGGTGTCTCTTGCACATATTTAATTTCGCCAGTATCTTCATCATAAATATTTTGTCTTGTCACAGTTTCTTTAGGGGTATTGAATGACCAAGCATCTGTTACATAAGGAGTTATTGTAAGGCTTGGAGAACTACAAATTATCCCCTGAGACATTCTAAAAACTGGTGTAGATTGTGGAGCTATCATGGTTGCATTATTGTTGACAGTTCCTTGCGCATTACTGCTTGGAGAAGCAACAGTTGTATTAGCCAAAACCCTTGCAGGGCAAAGGATCACAAGAATTACTGACCAAAGGTAGTTTCTACAGTGGTTGTAGTAGTGGTGTTTATTGTGCGGTTTATTGTTGTTATTGTGTCGATTCCACTGCCTATTACTGTTTCTACCAAACTGAATGGCTGACCCTCGTTTACTATTTTCCATCTTGGAACACCTTCCAGATTAGGATTTGTGTATGAAAAATTAATACCATTAACAGTTTGTGTAGATTCTGCTGTAGGGATTGAATTGATATATCCATTGATGTCATTACTTTCAATATTATGACCTGAAACACTTACTGAATATCCTGTGCGATATTGATAGCTGGTAATATTTTCTGTTACTACACTTTGAGAAGTAGAATTTGTACTTGAACTTCCTGTACGGAAGGTAGGAACTACTGGATTTGCAAGGATTCTGACAGGAAATAATATTACTAATAGCAGCCAAAACTTAGTCAATGGTAATTTGGACAGTAGTAGATCCAATGCAACTAGAACCTGACCCAAATGCACCGCTACAAGTATGAACACCACTACTCAAACTGGTCATTGCCCCACTACCTAGAGTCCCCCCAGAGCCTATGGTTGTTTGTCCCGACAGATGAGGTAAGGCTGCTATACCACTAGAAGGAGTGACAGCAGATGGAGTGGCATCACCTATAGTTACCGCTTCAGTTAATGAAAATGCACTACCTGCTGTTGTAATAGCTTTGTCAGTTTGAATTAAAGCTGGAACGCCATCAGTTAAAGATCCAACATTCAATCCCCCTATAGCTCCAGAGGTTGTAGATCCTCCCGAAGTTACAGAGGGAGTGATATTGTTACCAGATATTGAATAAGTCGTACCAAGCTTATTAGTAACGCTGTATGGCATATCTACAGTAATTTGTGCAGATGTCGTAAATTTCTGCGTTATATCAGCAAAAGCAGCTGAAGGAAGCATAAAACAGGCAATAAGTAGCAGTTTTTTCATTTAATACCCACATTATTGTTCTTATTATCTACTATAACGTCTTTTTTAGGGTTGTTATTAATACTTTTAGTCTTTTTTGCGTCTCCATTCTTCTTAATATTTAAACCA